AAGATTAACAGCAAGATCAATTAGTTTCATCTTGTCTTCTAATTGATCAACTAATTCAACGTCATGGATGTTATACGTAACAAACTTTTCCCAATTTTGAGTGTAAAAATCTCTAAAAGTTTCATACTCAGAGTGATCAAGTTTCTTTTTACCAAGTTCTACATTAGCAATATGATCAAGTCGATATGATTCTTGATTAGTATAAGTAAATTTTTGATAAAGATCCAAGTAGTCAAGAATACTAACACCGATAATATCATAGTGGATATTTAAACGACCTTTAATTTCTGTTTCTTTTTCAAATACTTTATTCCATGGTGAAAGTGATTTCATATACTTTGTAGAAAGCACACGTTCTATTCGACGACATATAAAAGGAATGTCGAATAGTTTTACATTCCAACCAGTAATAATATCAGGAGTGTTTTCTGCCCACCATTTTAAAAAATCACGTAGCATTTCTTCTTCTTTCCAGAAAACACGATACTCTACATCATCTCGTGAATGTTCATACTCACGTGTTCCCCATACAATTATTTTCTTACTAGTAAAATCTTTAATAGAAAGACAAAGAATCTCTTCTGAAACTTCCCTAACATTAGGAAATCCATTTTCAGAAGAGGTTTCAATATCAATGGTATAAATTTTTAACAGAGAAGTATCACAATCTAATCGTTCCTCTGGAAATTTGCTACTAATATACTGATACAAAAATCTAGAATTACCATAGATTTTATAGTTATCTACATGTTTGTATTGTTCAATAAATTCTCTAGCATCTTTTATGGTATCAAAATTAATCTTTTGAGCATACTCACCCTCTAGAGTTTTGTATTCAGTTTTATTATTTGTAGGAGCAAAAAGAACAGGGGAGAAAACCTCTTCATATTGAACACGTTCTCCATGATCGTATCCAATATAAAGGATTTTATCCCCAGTCAAAAACACATTACTGTAAAAGTTCTTCGTCATCAGATGGCAATTGTGATAGGAGTTTTTGATACTCCGAAAGGATATTTGAATCTGGTGTTGCTAATGTAGCAAGTGATTCAGAATATAGTAAAACATTTCTTTGGTTTGTATACCTTGGGAATGTCTTAAGTTCTCCTTCAACAATTTCCATTGGATCCGCTAAGAAACAAGAGGGTTCCATTTCCATCTCAGAAATTTGAGAAATTAAATAAGTGCCATTGCGAAGAAGTATCAATTTTATTTCCATTATGCTGCTTCCACAGTTGTTTCTGGAATTTCTACTGGAGGTGGTGCCATTGGTGATGCGTTATCACTCTCTAGTTCAATATTATTCTTTGCACAATAATCTTTGAGAATATTGTCATGTGGGTCGTAAATAGTAACTAACCAATCTGCTGGAATTACAAATGCTCTTTGTTTAGAAAGAGGTGCCCAATGGGTGTATCTAACAGAATACTTTGTACGTGGTGCATCTTCACCTTCTACTTGAAGTTCATCAGATGGTTCAGCGGTGAGTTGCATTACAAATGGATTTGAAAGATGATAAGCAACAATGCCTTTCTTTTCAGTGTCCATAATTTCTTTGGCGTCAGAAATAACATCTTCGCCAGATTTCAACAACATAACTTTAACGGTCATAGTGATAATGTAGTGTCTTCTAAATGTCTAATGTGGTTTGATAGTTTATCAAGGTATCCACGATTTCGTAACTCTTTGAACACTAAGTTCTCTAGAGCGAACTCTCCACCTTGTTGAATTGCAGACGCTCTCATGTCACGAATTCTCTTTTGAAGTTTTCGTAGAACGTCAGCATCATCTGCCTCATTCTCAATGAGATCATCAATCTTTTCCATCATATCACGAATCTTGCGAATAAGCAAGGGGTCTGCAAGATTAACCTTAACTTTGTTAGGTAACAATAACCATTTGTCTTGAATGATGGAATACACACCTTGGTTAGCAGGTAGTGGATCTCTCTCATCTTGAGCATATAACTCAACAGGATGAGCATAGATTTTAATGTCGTGGACGAGTGCCCACAACTTCTTTTTGTCTCTTAGATAATCATCTAAAAGATCTGGACAGTCAGCAATTTGACTTTTGTCTACAACTAAGTGAAGGTCTAAATCAGAAAATCTAGTGTAATTGTAGTTAGCGTTACCACCAACCAGAATCATATCTTTTACTGCATTGGATGGAATCTTAGCAAAATCTGCCCATTTGTTTCCAATCTGTAAAAGTTTATCTTTTACTTCTGGTTTGAGAACCCCATCTTCCCAAAACTTGATATTTAATTCTTGGTTATACATCAGAGTTAATCTGAGTTTTTGGAACGTCTTCACTACTATCCTATCACTTTTTTATTATTTATCAACTACCTCAGTTTCGGTAAGAGGAGTTTCCTCAGGTTTTGTCATCTTAATGAAACTTTCAACAATGCTCATCATAGGTTCAGAAATAGAAATAACCCAATCAGGATTGACTGCAATTTGAGTGTCTGGAGTAAGTGGGTTCCACCTAGAAAGAAGAATCTTATACTGACCTTTAACACTTTGACGTGCTTCAGGATCTTCAATATCAAATTCTAATTCAGAACCTTCAAGAGGTTCAATCTTTACACAGTGAGGGTTGTTAAATACAAATGCTTGTCTACGTTGTTTATCATCAACCGCTTCTTGTAGTTCAGTCACAACATATTCCCCAGATTTTAGGGAAACAATCTTTATTGCCATTTTAATATAGTTGGTTTAATTTATATTATAAAGAGGTCTTAACAATTTGTCAAGACCCCTTGTTGATTTATTTATTTGATATTATAGATACTCTTTTCTTGCATGGTGTTCTGGAATAATCTTGCCTAGTGTAACTGCAAGAAGTCCATCTGCAAATGATACATCTTTAACTTCAACGTCATCAGATAGAGACCATGCCCTTGAGAAAGATCTCTGTGCTAGTCCTCTATGACTATATGTTTCTTTTTCTTTTTCTTCTTTAGTTCCTTCAACGAATAACTTACCATATTCCGTGTAAACTTTAACTTCTTTCTTTTTGAATCCTGCAAGTGCAATCTCTAATCTGGATTCAACGTTGTTTACATGAACAATATTATATGGTGGATAGTTAGCGTTTGTGTTTGTATTCCAAAATTGTTGGAAGTAATCATCCCATCCAATGCTGTTTCTTGTGATCTTATCCATCAATTCTGGAAGATCGGCAGCACTATATCTCTGAACGTTAGTCATAGTTCTCCTTAGTAAGCGAGTGTAAATTGTGTCCCCGAAGGCGACATCAATATTTATATGCACAAAAAAATAGTGGTTTGGTATAAACCGTACCACTACATAAGGTGTTCCGACTTTAGTAGAGACCGCACGAAAGATCTCACGTATATTTATACCTAAATAAAATAGCGTTGAATATTCAATTTCACAAATGAAAAAAGGTTTAATAGTTTTTGGTATGTTATTGATGACGACAACTGCAGCAAATGCTGGCGGTATTATTTCTAAACATTCATCATCTGTTCAACTAACAGTAGATGCAGCAAGGACCGATGCTTCAAGAATTGGTTCAAGTTTCTCAATTTCTGGTAGCAATATCGATACCACTGATGGTACGACTGCTGGCACTGTGAGTGCAGGAACAATCACCTCAGGTGTATATTCTCCAGGAACCATTGCAGCAACTCAAGACACAGCAGGTGCAGCGTTCGATTTTTCTCAAAGTTACAATCAAGCGGATGCAGTATTAACATCTGCTCCAACAGTCGGTGCTGTCTCAGCACTCTCAGACCAGACCTCTTATGCAGCAGGTTCAGCAGGTGACTTGGCAGGTACTGTAACTTCAGCAGGAATTTTAACAGTAACTGCTGGTGGTGCTGGTACCAGTGCAGTTGGACAGTTCGTTAGCGAAATTACCGTGATCGACTAATACCATGAGGAATACACATAAAATATTCCTCTTAGTCATCACTATGAGTAGCATAAACCCAGTCATAGCAGTGCCTGTGGTCCCTAATTTTACCCAAGGTAGTATGTCGTCTCATACTGAGACAAGTACGACTGTAACTGAGACAATAAATTCTATGGATTATTCCACAGGGTATCAATATTCAGTAACGGGTTCGGGAATAACTGCAGACGGAGATCTATCCCCAGGTACGGGAACAAATAATGTAACTATAGACGGAGTGACATCAACATGGACCAATGTGACCGAAAGACCATCATTCGTTCAAACAAATCCAGGAGAAGCGTTTCAATTTACGGAGACCTATTCTGGAGCTGGATTGCAAAATCATACAATAATCCAAAGAACAACAGAAATTCAAAGCGTAACAGATACAACAAGTATTTTCTCCCAATAATCGTATGTCTATCAAACATTGCGAGTGTCCCTGTCACTCTGGCGGAAACTGTCGGGGGTGTAAGTGCAACCGCATCGCCCATAGCAAACTCCAGTGGTAGCGTGACTAATCAGGCAATCCAGGTGCTTCAAGGACCATACATAACTAATACTTATGGGAATGGTATACAGTGCCAGGGACCTACCGTCAACGTTACTCCATATGTAACAGGATCGCTTTCACAACAGCATCCGTTTGAGGATATGTATATGGATCCCGTGTACGACATGTCAGATTTAGATGAGGATGGTTTATTAGACAATCCTGGTGATATACTCTACTTCATGCCTACTCGTACAGGACAAAAAAACAATACTAATTTGTCTATAGGTTTTAGTGCCACATGGTCTAGACCATTAGATAAAGAATTACAAGAACAATGCAAACAGGCAGCAAATGCTAACATCGAAATGATGAAGCAATTAACTGCCAACAAAAGATTAGATTTTGAGATTGGAAGATTAAAAAATTGTGGAAATTTGCTCAAAGAGGGCATTACATTCCATCCAAAATCACCTTACTATAAGGTATGTTCAGATGTCGTAGTACATAATGTAACACATGTAAAAGAACATAAACATACAATACCTAGTAAAAATGCAAAAGATTTAAAAACTATTCAAATAAATCGGTAATCAGTAAAATTAATTCCTTGCATATGATCATACTCATGTAAAAATACTCTGGCAGCAAATCCATCTAGTTTTATTTTATGGTCAACTTTATCTTTATCTTCATACTTAACTACAATCGATTCTGATCTTTCAACCTCAATAAATTCATCTGGATAAGATAAACATCCTTCTTCCATAACACATGTTTTAGAAGATTGTTTTACAATTCTGGGATTGAAACAAGTTAAAATTTCATTGTATTCTAAATCTCTTATCATCACAAATACTCTTTCATTAATACCTATTTGATTTGCAGACAATCCAACTCCCTTGTGATGAATCATATTTTCTTTAAGAATTTTAGATATTTTAACACGATCTAAATTATAACTACACTTTTGAATCTTCTCATGTAATATAGGATGGGTATTAGGTGTTAGTTTTAATATCATTTCTTTCCTTTTAAAGGTGGTAAACCTTTCTTTGCACGATATTCATTTGCTTGAATTTCTGCACGGGAAGGTTTTTCTTCTTTTTTACCTATTAACTTTTGAATCTTTTTTGATAGTTGTTTAATTACAGGTTTTACAACTCTTAATAATAAGGGAGTTGCTGCAGCAGCAGCGGTTGCCACAACAGCAATTGATGTAGTTGTTGTAACTTGATTTGCAGATGGTATTCCTTTAATAATTTGATCTGTAATAGTAATCTCTTCAGTAATTGGTATACATTCTTTTCCTACCAACCTATATTCAGTAATTTTTTTAGTTCCACTTTCTACAAGAGTGCCAATAGGTTGTGTTAACTTTTGTACTTCTGTAGGGCATTGTGATTGTTTAAGATCTTTTGGTATTTCAGGTGCTTCTACTTCTGGTGGTTCTGGTACTTCAGTATTAGGTACAGGTGCTGGACGATTAATGGTCATCTCCTCTGGGTTATAATTAATAGGATTATAACTGGGAACTCCAGCATCACACAGTGTGTAAGTTCCAGAAGGATCTTCTTCTTTAATTTTATTGTTTTTAGGATTATTAGTTTCGTGTGCTTCAACACATCCAGGAATATTAACAATAGGCAAACCAATATTTACTACAACTGGTGGAGGTAATACAGTTCTAGTATTATATTCTGTTACTACTTTTGGTATTTCAATCTCCCTAATAGTAATATTGGGAGAAGATATAACTGGAATTTCCATTTAGAAAGATGGAGGAACTATACCTCCAGTTAATTTAGGCATCTCTGGCATAGCACTTGGGAGAGCATCTGTTACGCCACCT